CGGATCAACGCGAAGCTTTGGACATGATCGCGCACAAGATTGGCCGCATCGTAAACGGCGATCCGGACTACGTCGACTCGTGGATAGACATTGCAGGCTACGCCAAGCTGGTGGCGGATCGTCTCAATGGGGTCGAGCGATGAAACCCCGTCAAGCTTTTCTGTACGCCGTGGCCGTTCTGACCTTGGCCCTATCCGGGTGCCAAGAAGGTGCGAACAAACCGGACGAATCCGAAGCCCGCTATTGCGCCATGGTCGCGCGCTGGAACTCTGACGCCGCCGCAGGCGTGGCCCCGAAGAACCGAACCGGGTGGCCCCCGTATCAGGGGGAGTGCAAGTGATGACTTACTACACGACGCTGAATAAAATCCGAGAGCACTGCCCTTGCGAAAACGGATGGAAAAAACTCTTGCGCAATCTTGGGAAAACTCAGGCAGACCATGAGCCGCTATCAATCATAACTATTTTGGACAGTAATGGTGTCAATGATGCGGCATGGTGTTTGCGTGCAATAGACGACATCGACAAAGACGCGCGACTGTTTGCGGCGTGGTGCGCAAGACAAGTGCAGCATCTTATGACCGATCAAAGGTCTATTACGGCATTAGATGTTGCCGATCGACATGCAACTGGAAATGCAACGGATGCCGAGTTGTCCGCAGCGTGGGCCGCAGCGTGGGCCGCAGCGGATGCCGCAGCGGATGCCGCAGCGTGGGCCGCAGCGTATACCGCAAATATGGCCGCAGCGAGGGCCGCAGCGAGGGCCGCAGCGAGGGACGCAGCGGTGGACGCAGAGTGGGCAGCGAGGGACGCAGCGTGGGCCGCAGCGTGGGCCGCAGCTGGGGCCGCAGCGAGGGGCGCAGCGAGGGCCGCAGCGGTGGACGCAGCGTTGACCGCTGCGGTAAACGCTCAAGGGGCAGAATTCAGACGTAGATTTGGGGGTGCTGACAGCGCCGCCATCGCTAAAGCGGAGGGGCAATCATGACACCAGAACTCGCAGCCGCGCTTGCCCGGTTACAGGCAATGATGGACCGGTTACGGCACAAGCTTGAAAACGGCACGATCCATTGAAGGAGGCAATCATGAAAACCAAGATCATCGCATGTCTGTTGGCGGCGTTGTCTGTTTCCACTCCCGCGATGGCCGAACCGATGTTTGCGCAGGACAAAGCCAATCACTTTGCTGTGTCGGCGAGTTTGGCCGCGCTGACGACGAGGTCTTACGGGATGCCTGCGGGCATGGTGCTTGCAATGCTTCCTGGCGTTGCGAAAGAAGTCAGCGACATGGACGGCAGCGGCACGCCGTCAGTCAAGGACATGGTCGCGAACTTTGCCGGCGTGCTGGTTGGCGCAGCACTCCCTAAACAATACGTGATCGCGCCGATTGCACCCCGAGGCGTGGTCGAAGGCGTGAGTTTCTATTACCTGATGGAGCTGTGAACATGGACGCGAAGACCAAACAGAACGCTGACCTGATCGACGCCGCTGTCGACGGTTTGTCCGCGTCGTTGCAAACGGATCACGACAGCCCGGAATGGCTTGCGGATGTGTTGGAAGCGGCGCAACGCTTGCGCGCAACCATGGATCTGCTGCGCCACCGCCTCGATGGCGGTCATCTGCAATGAACGAAAACCCGAACCTGCCGGCCTACAGCGCGAAACCTGGGTCGGTGTACTGGCGCAACCCAGCACAGTACGCGCCGCCCGTCGGCCGAAAACTGCTGCTACTGACCGACGGTGGCGTGGCAGTGATTGGGCTGTGGGCCAAGGACGGCGGATTCCAGGCGTGGAGCCCTTTGCCAAAGAGGATCAAGTGATGACTGATAAATGGTCCAGAGTGCTTAGCGCACACCCGGTCAACAGGCAGGCGGCCATCGCAGTTAGCCAGACTGGCTGCGAAGACGAGCGCGGATTCTTAACTCGGACAGAGCTATTGCACTTGCTCTGCCGCATTCGCCGCAAACACCGATTGCTTAAGCGCGTGCTTGGTATTACCCAAAGACGGCAGCACAAAAACATGATGCGAGCATTTGCGGAGCGCCGGCCGCACTACAAAGTGCAGAGCGAACCGCGGGCGTTCGCTGAATACATGCGCTGCGGTGTGGAAATAGCACGGCTCTCACAAGAGTTGGCAACTGATCGCAAGTGCCGGCAGCTCGCCGCTGTGTATAGCAACAAAGCAAAGGGGGAGGGAATGCCACGCGACGAAATCACTGTGCCATGCGACCTATTTGCAACCTGAGAAACAAAGATTTATCGGAGCAATTTATGGAAACTTTATACGAACAAGAAGCTCAAGATCTAGCAAGTTTGGGGGGCCGACTGGCGCTGGAACTGGAATGTCTACTGTTGGACAGCTCGGATATAGCAAGCGTCAGCAAATGGTGGGGCTCCGCTCACGAAGCGCTGGATGCATGGCGAAAGTATTTGTGGGGTATCAGCAATAGGCCCAGCGGCGAACTGATAGCGAACCAAATAGCGAATCAAGCCAAAACTTCTGGTTCGCCAATCGAAGGGCGCTGCAAATTGTGCGATGGCGCAACCCCGAATTCCGGTCGGTTAGACAGAACCGCAGAATGCAACTGCCAGCGGCAACCTTTGGATGGCATAAACGTCTTCCGGCTGATCGAGGACAACGGCCTGACGTTGCACGGAGACATTGAACATTTCGCCTACCTTGTGGCCAACTCTGAACGAGAGCGGATCAAGATGGAACAACAACGCTGCTATGTGGCCAAGGGCGGCTCATGATCACCATGCCATTTGAGACGACCTATATCCGCTCAAGGGGTAAAGCATGAAGTGGATCAAAGACAAACTGTGTGACTGGTTTCATGCGGGCGGCGACATAAAACGAGACCGTAATGGGTGCATCAACTGGCAGTGCCGGACATGCGGCCGGTGGGCTGATCCAGTGGACGAGCGGACGGAAGAAAGGATTGTTGAAGCTGATATCAGAAAAGCCATTCGAGCAAGGGGTAAAGCATGACCCCGTTTATCAAAGAATCCGTGAAGTGGTTTGCATCGGCCGGAGTCGATCCGACCGAGCTTGCATGGTTTGACGTTTCTGCGGTTCTTAATGCTCGCGGCGACGATGAATACAAGCAAAACGACTGGCTGATCGATTACCGGCCGCCGTTTGATCGCAACATTATCATCGGCAAGGCAGCGCGCACCGGCAAGGCATACGAGCTATTTGTTACCGTGATTGGTTCTGATCCGCATCAAGGCATCGTGTTTAACTCGTGGGTCAGTACAAACGGCGGAAAGCCAAAGTCCAGCCCTTTGTATTTGTATTGCGTAGACGGTAGCGTCGTTCGGTACGGGCCATGCAAGGGCGAGGAAATAATGAGCGAGCACGATGTTAGGTGGTCGCTCGGGCTGATTGAGCTGTGGTTTGAGAGCTTGGCAAAGCAAGCCACCCAGGCGCATGTGCCATCAATCAAGCGCGGCCTAACGTCGGATCGGCTTATCAAGAAAGGACAGCCACCGCTTTATGACTGGCGCACCGTGATCGTTCAGCCGATCAAGCCAGTTAAACGCGAGCGCCTGGGCGGTACACACGCATCGCCGCGCCAGCACGACCGACGCGGGCATATGCGCCGGCTGCCGGGCGGCAAGCAGGTATGGGTTAAGCCGTGCCGGGTTGGTGACGCAGCGCGCGGCACCGTGTTCCACGACTATGAGGTGAGAGCATGACCATCCCGAGCAAATCCTCGATATGGTCATGACTATGAGGTGAGAGTGTGACTAACAAACGATCAAGCAAAACCACTCCGGCTCCCAATGGTTACATCACGACTGAGGAAGCAGCAAAGATCATGTGTATCACGACGCGTGGGCTGCACAACATGCGGGCCGATGGGCGTGGTCCGAAGGCCGTCAAGATCAATGGTCGGTTCTACTACGACGCAAAGACGGTGAATGCTTTCCCGAATAAGCAAAAGAGCGCGGCTTGCTGGGAAAACCGAGAGCCGATTGCCCTGAACTGGAAAGCACCGAAGGTGGTTCAAGCTACGACAAATGACGCGGAGAATGAATCATGATCAACGTCTTCTACCGCTACAACGCCCCGCAGTGCGCAGAACCAAAGCTGCACTGCCAGACTGTACCGATCAAAGAGGCCGCGCCTCTAGTTGATGCGCTTAAGCCGGTTACGTCAGAGATCCTGGTGGAGCATGTGACGCTCGACAGTCTGCGCAACGTGACGCGGCCAGCCCCGACGCCGAACGCGGTGCGGATTAAGTAACTAAGAAAGGATTGATATGGATAAGTGCTATAGCGCCAACGATGAGGACTTCATATACCAGGGCGTTGGAGAACTGTTTGACGCCCTGGATTCGTGCGGCGAACTGGTCGTCGGTCGGGTCTACTACGAGGCCGATTTTCGAAACTTATTGCCCTCTGACCTCATTAATAAGCATCGAATTGGATCAATCCTCGAGCAGTTCGACGATGACTTGTACGAGAAAATTGGAGAGATATCTGGCAACGATTTTTATAACGTGACGGACGATGCCAAGGAAGAACTGCGCCAGCTACTCAACACCTGGATTGAAAAGCACGTAAATGTGTCGAAGTATTGGAAGATCGTCGGCAAATCGCGGGAGCGCGTGGTGACAGCCGAAGACCTTGAAACGATGCCGTGAGGATTAAATAACGTGATTAAGACCGCCCGCGCCCGCACCGACACCTCAGAAATCGCCGCCGACATTGTTGCGGCCGTCAGCCGACTGCGCCCCGTCGCTTCGCAGACTGATGAAAGCGCATGGGCAGAGATCGAGACCTTCATCGCCATTGCGCTCAAGGTCTTTGCGAAGACCAATCCATCAAAACTGCGCGACGCTGCGCGGACGGTCGAGATTCACGCGCGGATCAACAACATCAAATGCCTAACTGATGACGAGGAACTCAAGTGACAGACGAACCGTTAAGCAGTGCTTACAAGTTGCATTCCTGCTCGTACTACTGCCACCACCCGGAGTGCATCAAGGCCCAACGCGATTACTTGCGCGACAGAGTGTTGGAGCTGGAGTCGTCGCTGTCTGATCTTGAGCAGACCGACAAACCGCGCAACCTGATTGGTCTCGTCTAGCCTGTATGAATATTGAGACGCCGTTTCCCTATCAGTACGAGGGCGCAGAGTGGTTGGCGAAAATGCCACAAGCGTTGCTCGCCGATGAGATGGGGTTGGGAAAGAGTGCGCAGGCGGTGATGGCATGCGATCTCGTGGCCGCGGATGACATCATCATCGTCTGCCCCGCGGCTGTGCGGATCAATTGGGCGCGGGAGTTTCAGCGGTTCAGCCCAATGGATCGCCGGATCACTTTGATCATGAACGGCAAGGTGAAGCCCACCTCGGGCGTCAACATCATCAGTTACGACCTATTGGCGGCTAACGACAAGCTGTGCAAACAGATCAAGGCAGATCCGTGGGACGTGCTGGTGCTCGACGAAGCCCACTACCTCAAAGAGCGCTCAGCCAAACGCACGCGGGCATTGTACGGCAACGCGAGGCATGTCGGGATCATCGGCAGCGCCAAACGTTGTTGGCGGCTGACAGGCACGCCGATGCCCAACAACGCATCCGAACTCTACACCCACCTCAAAAGCGCGGGCATCGAACAGCGCTCGTACTGGGATTTTGTCTACGAGTTTTGCCAAGGGTTTGACTCTGAGTTTGGCCACAAGATCACCGGAGTCAAGAACGTTCCCCAATTGAAGAACTTGTTGGCGCAATTCATGCTGCGCCGCAAGAAGGATGAGGTTATGACGCAGCTACCCCCAATTACGTTCTCCGAAGTCACAGTGCAACGCAGCCCAGTGGATCTCGATCCATGGTTCTTCGAGAACTGGCAATCGATCGGCATTCCGGCGTTTCTTGATCAGCTCAAAGAGGTCGATAGCTCGCTCAAGACTGCGATGCAGGTGGCTAAGCGTGGCCACCATCACAACTTTGACGACACCCTGCGTCTGGTGGACTCGTTCAGTAAATCGACCAGCACGCTTCGCCGTTACATTGGATTGGCGAAACTGCCCAACGTGCTCGACATCATTGAAGAAGAGTTAGCCACCAAAGCGGTCGACAAGATCGTGCTCTTCGCCATCCATCAGCAGGTGATCGAGCTCACGCGCCTTCGCTTCAGGAAGTATGGCGCGGTGACGCTCTTTGGCGGCACCCCTGCCAAAAAACGTCAGGAGCACATCGACAAGTTTCAAAACGACAAACGCTGCCGGGTGTTCATTGGGCAGATCGTGGCCGCAGGCACGGGGATTACACTCACCGCCGCGCACGAAGTGGCGTTTATTGAGTCTTCCTGGGTGCCCGCCGACAACGCGCAAGCGGCCATGCGCTGCCATCGCGTGGGCCAGATCAAGCCCGTGCGCGTGCGGTTCTTCACGTGTGAAGGGTCGGTGGACGAAGAAGTAATGAGCGTTGTTGTCCACAAGACGCGGAACATCACGAAAGTGATTGACTAAGCCATTGCGATTACCGCAATATTCGTTGCCATCTAAACATAACTGAGCATACTCATGAACATCACATTCGACACCAACAACCCCAAAGACCTTGAATTCTTGGACAAATTCCTGTCGGTGGTCGCGCCAACGGTCGGCGCTGCCGTTGAGATCGTGCAGACCTCAGCCCCGGTCCCAGCCCCAGCCCCAGCCCCAGCGCAAGCACCGGCCCCAGTCGCTGAACCCGAAGTCGAAGCCCCCGCGGCGAAGACCGAAGCGCCAAAGCGCGGTCGCAAGGCGAAGGCGGTTGAGACCGCAGTCGCCGAGCCTGAAGCCGCTCCACAGGTGGACGCGGAACTGGAACCCGAATTCGACAACGAAGCGGATCAACAGTCGGATTACGTCGCCGCTTTATCGCTCGACGAAGTGCGCTCAGCGCTGCAGCAATACACCGCCGCCAACGGCATAGTCGCTGGGCTGACCCTGTTGCGTAAGTACAACGCCGGCCGCGTGAGCGAGCTAGACGCCAAGGACTACGCAGCCTTTGCCGCTGAGTGCGCTGTATGAGCACACACGCCAAACTCTCCCCGAGTGCGGCTGAGCGCTGGATGACGTGCCCGGGGAGCGTGGTGCTGTCCGAGGGCATGCCGCAAAAGACCAGCGCGTTTGCCGAAGAGGGGACCAAAGCCCACGAGTTGGCCGAGCGGCTACTAAACCACGCCGAGCTGCATGCGGATGACGATCCCGAAATGGTGGCGCACGTCTCTATCTACACCAACCACGTGCTCAATCTCGCCGATCCGATATCCGGCGAGACGACTGCGCTTCACGTCGAGCAGCGCGTCAAGGTCAGTGATGAGGTGTATGGCACGGCCGATGCTGTGGTGTGGCAGCCGGAGCAAAAACATCTGCACATCGTTGACCTGAAGTATGGGGCAGGGGTGGCGGTAGAGGTGCACGGCAATCTTCAATTGAAGATCTACGCCTTGGCCGCATTGCTGACGTTCAAGTATCCGGCCACGCAAGTCACCGCCACCATCGTGCAGCCGCGCTGCCCGCACTCTGACGGCCCCGTGCGCTCTGTGACATTTGATGTGGTGGATCTGCTGGACTTCCACGCGGACCTTGAGGACGCGGTGAAGCGCGTCACCGAGTGCCGCGAAGAGTTTGGTGGATATTCAGATTATTGGTTGGGATACCTCACCCCCAGCGAGAAAGGCTGCCGCTGGTGCTTGGCCGCGCCCAAGTGCCCGAAGCTGAAATCGAAGGCGCAGACCTTAGCCAAGCAAGTGTTTGCACCGGGCTTGCCTTACGATCCCGTCGCGCTGGCCGAGACGCTGGATTTTCTGCCCATCCTGGAAGGCTGGATCAAGAACACGCGCGAGTTCGCCTACGAAGAAGCTGAGAAGGGCAAGGTGATCCCGCAGTGGAAGTTGGTGGAGAAGCGCGCAACGCGGAAGTGGCGTGACGACAGCATGGCCGAAGCCAAGTTGGGCGCGTTGCTTGGCGAAGCTGCATACAAGCCTGCCGAAGTCATAACCCCCGCCGCTGCTGAAAAGCTGCTGTCCAAAGATCAACGTGGCTTGCTGGATGAACTGACCGTCAAGGAAAGTTCTGGCCACACGCTTGTGCACGAAAGTGACAAACGTCCGGCGATCAAGGTGGGTGCTGCTTCGGCATTCGCAAACTCGTAACCCTGTAACTAGGAAATCACCATGGCTGAAAAGCTCATCACCCCAGAATTTCGCGCCGCGTTTGTCGGCCTGTTCCGCGCCACCGCGCCAAGAGAAAACCCTGATGGCAAGAAGAAGTACAGCATGCGTGCGGTGTTCATGCCGGACGCGGATCTGTCGGGGCTGAAAGCGGCGGCCAAAGCCGCTGTGGCGGAGAAGTGGGGCAACAACCCACCCAAGACCATGCGGTCTCCGTTTCGCACCAACGAAGAACTCGACGACCCAATCCCCGGAGTCCCCGATGACGCTGTGGTCATGACGTTCAGCGCTAACGAAGACCGTCGCCCTGGGCTCGTCGACGCCAATCTCAACGACATCATCGACGAGAGCGAGGTGTATTCGGGCGCGTGGTTTCGTGCGCAGATCCGCGCCTACCCTTACGAGCAGGCCGGCAACCGTGGCGTAGCGTTCGGGCTTGAGAACGTTCAGAAGCTGCGCGACGACGAGCCGCTTGGCAGCGGCCGTGTGCCTGCTTCCAAAGCGTTCGAGGCTTTTGGCGGCGGATCCAGCGGCAAGTCAGCCGGCAATCTCTTCGATTGACGTGTTGAGATGATCACAACAGCGGCCCTTCGGGGTCGCTTTTTATCGGCGCACCATGACTACACTACACATCGACCTCGAAACTTTTTCTGCTGCCGACTTGCCCAAGTGCGGGCTGGATAACTACGCCACCGATCCGACCACGGGCGTGCATTGCATGGCCTTTGCGTTTGATGATGAAAGTCCGTTTCTTTACGCTCCCACGCCCGGAACCGGGCTGAACCACAAGGTTGTTGAGCACGTGCGCAACGGCGGCGAAGTGGTCGCCCACAACGCGGCCTTCGAACTGGCAATCTGGAACAAGGTCTGCGTGCCCAAGTACGGTTGGCCTATCCTCTCGCCCAAACAAATGCGATGCACCATGGCCCAAGCCTACGCCATGAGCTTGCCCGGCGCGTTGGAGAATGCGGCCAAAGCGCTTGGCATCACGCAGCAAAAAGACATGGCCGGCAGCCGCATCATGATGCAGTTGGCCAAGCCTAAAGCCGATGGCTCGTTCTGGAAACCAGAGGACGCGCCCGACAAGTTCAAGCGCCTGTACGACTATTGCAAGCAGGACGTGGAGGTCGAGCGCGAACTGGATCGGCGAATGATGCAGCTCTCGGACAAAGAGCAGCGCGTGTGGGTGCTCGATCAGATCATCAACCAGCGCGGGATCCGCGTCGATCTACCCGCCATCGACAACGCCATCGCCATGGTGGAGATCGAGAAGGCGCGGCTCGACAAGGAAATGCTGCGCGTCACCGGCGGCGCGGTTGGCAAGTGCACCGAAGTCCAACTCCTGATCAAGTGGATCCGTACCCAAGGTGTGGAGCTCAAAGGCTTGGCCAAGGCGGACGTGCTCGACGCCTTGAAGATTGAGGACATGCCTTCCGTTGTCCGTAAGGCGTTACTGCTGCGCCAAGAGGCGGCCAAGTCGAGCACCGCCAAGCTCATCGCCATGAAGAACCGCGCCAGCCGGGATGGCCGTGTGCGTGGTTGCTTCCAGTACCACGGCGCATCGACTGGCCGCTGGGCGCATCGTGGCATTCAACCCGGCAACCTTCCGCGCCCGCGCAAGTTGACCAAGGATGACGACGAGAACGTGCGCCTGATCCTGCACATCAATGAGTTGATCGCCCGCAATCAGCACCAACTCCTTGACATGATCTACGGCCCGACCATGGACGCCATGGCCGACAGCATCCGAGGCATGATCATCGCAAGCCCTGGGCACGAGCTGGTGGCCATGGACTTTAGCGCTATTGAGGCGCGCGTGTTGGCGTGGCTGGCGGGCGAAGAAAAGGTGCTCGACATCTTCCGCACTCACGGCAAGATTTACGAACACGCGGCCAGCGGCATCTACCGCAAGGACATCCGCGAGGTCACCAAGGCGGAGCGCCAAATCGGCAAGGTGGCGTGTTTTGGCCCCCATACTCAAGTGCTAACCAATAACGGGATAAAGAGTATGATCGCGGTTACACAGCGGGATTTGCTGTGGGACGGGGTGGAATGGGTCCAGCATGAAGGAGTGGTATGCCAGGGCAGCAAGCAAGTAATAAGCGTGGCCGGGTTGGAGGTAACTCCGGATCATTTAATCAGAACGAATCAAACTTGGACGCGGGCGCGGGAACTCGCTTCAAGCGAAAGTATCCTCCGCCAAGCGCTGGAGACAGGTTCGGAGAACTTACCGTGCTTGGGATCGAGCGGCACAAGTATGGCGCGTGTCATCAGAACATGGTTCGCGTGCAATGTTCCTGTCAGGCTCCGCCGCATCTGGTCCTGGATTACAACTTGCGTAAAGGGCGAAGCACTCGGTGCAACGTATGCGCCAAGAGGCAAGCGGGGCATTGGCGCAAAAATTTTTGGGCGTATGCAGACGTCGTTCCGGACGACGGCCACAGGCGCAGACTTCTCAACCGCATCTCCGCGTGCATCAACAGGTGCCACAACCCCAACGACTCCGGATATGTCCATTATGGGGGCCGAGGCGTGTTTGTATACGAGCCCTGGCGCAAGAATAGACGGGAATTTCTGGCCCATATCGTCACGCTCGCGGGTTGGGATCAGCCGTCTCTTGAACTTGACCGCATCGATGTTGATGGGGGCTACGCCCCCGGCAACCTTCGGTTTATCGGCCGAGCGGAAAACGCGGCGAACAAACGCCGAGTCGGCGCACTCCAGAAGCGAATCCAGGAATTGGAGGCCTGTTTACGACGTTGTGAATGCGGGGCCGCGTCACCGATTCACGGTGATGACATCGAGAGGTCCGCTTCTTGTACATAACTGTCTTGCGCTGGGCTATGGCGGCGGTGTGGGCGCGTTCCAGAGCATGGCGCGTGTGTATGGCGTCAAGGTCGACGACACATTGGCCGACGAGATCAAGCGCGCTTGGCGCGAGAGCCACGCGAAGATCGTTCGGTATTGGTACGACCTGGAAAAAGCAGCGATCAACGCGGTCGAGCTAGGCGTCGTTTGCAAGGCCGGGCCCATCGGGCGGCAAGTGGTCTTCAAGAAGTCCGGATCGTTCTTGTGGTGCCGTCTGCCGAGTGGCCGCGTGCTCTGCTACCCGTACCCCAGCGTCAAATCGATCACGACGCCGTGGGGCGAAGACAAATCGGCGCTGCATTTCTGGAGCGTGAACGGCGTCACCAAGAAATGGGAAGAGACCAAGACTTACGGCGGGTCGCTGTCGGAGAACATCACCCAGGCGGTGGCGCGCGACCTGTTAGCGGAAGCCATGCTGCGGCTGCACGACGCCGGGTATCCGGTGGTCATGCACGTACACGATGAGGTTGTCACAGAGATCGCCGAGGACATTGGCGACGAAGTCATTACGGAGATCGAGGGGATCGTGTCCGTGGTTCCAGATTGGGCCACGGGGTTGCCACTCTCCGCCGAAGGCTGGCGGGGCTTTCGATACAGGAAATGACCATGGACATCGCAGACAGCGCAGAGCAGCACGAAGAGAAGTCCCGACAGATCGCACTGCAACAGCGGCGCAAAAGCGGCCCTGAATTTACAGGCCATTGCGCGAATTGCGGCGACGATGTTGGGCCCATGATGCGTTGGTGTGACGCAGATTGCCGAGACGATTGGGAAAGACGGGAGGGGCGGTGAACAGATTGCAACATGCGCTTGAGTTGGCCTCTCGCGGGTTTCACATTTTCCCCTGTGAACCCAACGGCAAGCTGCCACTCTTGAAGGATTTTCCCAACAGGGCCACGCGCGATCCTGAGCAGATCCGCAAGTGGTTCGAGGGGCGGGATTGCAACATCGGGATCAGCACGACCAAGTTCGGAGACGACGCCGCGCTGGTTGTAGTGGATGTGGACAACAAGTCCGGGAAGCACGGCGACGCGCAGCTACTGGCGCTCGAACTTGAAGGGTGCGAATTGCCTGCCAGTTTTGAGCAGACCACGCCCAGCGGCGGCCGGCACATTGTTTACGTGGCGCAGCAGTCTTGCCGCCAGGGCGTCAACATTTTGGGAGAAGGCCTCGATGTGCGCAGCCGGGGTGGGTACATTGTTGGTCCGGGTAGCGAGATTGACGGCAAGTCGTATCGGCAAATTGACGGCCGCTGCTGCATCGCCAGTGCTCCTGGTTGGCTGGTTGATCGCCTTGGCGCTGATCGCGAGCGCCCTGCTGCTGGCGGCGTCGTGTTGGATGGCGTCAATGCTGATCGCGCACGCCATCGGGCGGTTGGTTATCTCGGCACCGCGCCGGTCTCAATCGAGGGGAACGCCGGCGACCAGACAGCGTACAAGGTGGCGGCGCGGCTGAAAGATCTAGGGTGCAACGAGAACCAAGCTTTTGACCTGCTGTGCCACTACTGGAATGATCGGTGCGAACCACCTTGGTCGCATGATGAACTGGTCGCCAAGGTCGCCCACGCGTTCAAGTACGGCCGCGAACCGCAGGGCGTGGGCGCGCCCGAAGCCGTTTTTACGTCTTCCGTAAAGGATGAAGACGAGGCCTCCCACCCCGTGGACGCGCTCAACAACGAGTACGCGTTCATCAAGTCGGGCGCTTTCGTTCTCCAGGAGACGACCGATCACAAGGGCCGCTTCACAACGATCAGACTCACGCCGTCCGACATGCACGCTTGGTTCTCCAACAAGACGCTGCAGGTCTCCACACCGCAGGGCAACAAGCCCGTGCCGTTGTCCAAGCTGTGGATGGCTCGGCCAAGCCGCCGCGAGTACGACAGTGTGGTGTTTAGCCCACTGAACAGGGTGCAAGGACGCTTCTACAACCTGTGGCGCGGCTTCTCAGTGGAGCCGGCTGCCACGGGCGAGCATCCTTCCGTCGACCAGTTTCTGGAGCACGCGTTGCAGAACGTCTGCAATAACGACGAAGCCCTGTACCGCTGGCTGCTGGGTTACTTTGCCCACGCTATCCAACGCCCTTTTGAAAAACCGCTAGTCGCGTTGGTGTTCAAGGGCGACAAGGGCACGGGCAAGAACGCTTTGGTCGAACGGGTGGGGGCGCTTCTTGGTCCACACTTTCTGGTGGCCGACGACGAGCGGTATCTGCTTTCGAACTTCAACAGCCACCTCGAATCCAATCTGTTCTTCGTGCTGGACGAGGCGAGCTGGGCCGGGGACAAGCGGGCCGAAGGCAAGCTCAAGGGGCTGATCACCGGTAGCCGACACAACATCGAACGCAAGGGCCACGAGCCCTATCAGGTGGACAACCTCACTCGGGTGGCGATCCTCGGCAACGAGAAGTGGCTGATCCCCGCCACCGTGGACGAGCGCCGGTTCGCCGTTTTCAACGTGGGCAACGGCCGCCGCCAGGACCGCAAGTTCTTTGAAGAAATGCGGCTTGGGATGGAGCGGGGCGGCTACGCTTGCCTGCTTCGGTTTCTGATGGACTACGATCTGTCGGGCGTTGACGTGAACGCTGCGCCTTGCACCCAAGGATTGATCGACCAGAAGCACGCCAGCTTGGCCCCGATCCAGGAATGGTGGCTCGACTGCATCACCAGCGATTCGCTCGTGGGCAGCGATTGGGAAGGCGCGCTGCCGGCGTTGATTCCGACCAACCGGATCCGCTCAGCTTTCGAACAATGGGCCAAAGGCCGGAACATTCGCAGCCGTCTGCCCGGGCGCAACGAGTTCATGGGCGACATCAAGACCATGGCCCCGTCGTTCACCAAGGTCAAAGCGCGACCCGAGGATCCAGAGGACGCGACCTACTCATTCAAGAACCCCGGCGTGGCGGAGCTGCGCGGCGATTGGGACCGCTTCATTGGCGGTTCGCACGATTGGAGTAACTGAACATGGAAAACCCCATGAACCTCACGACCAAAGAGACGGCCAACCGTCTGCGCGTCCGCGTCACCACCTTGGCGAATTGGCGCGTGCGTGGCGATGGTCCGCGCTTCATCAAGATGGGGCGCAAGGTGCTCTACCCGATGGCCGAAATCGAAGCGTTCGAGCAGCGCCAGCTTCGCGCAAGCACCGCCGGCGCGGGGTGATGTTCGTACTCCAGAACCACTGGTGGCTGCGACCTATCTGCGACCTGTGGTTTTTTCGCTACATCGTCCGGCGTTTGTAAGTGTTTGGTTTTGTTGGCTCCCCGAGTAGGACTCGAACCTACGACCTAGCGATTAACAGTCTTTTTTATGGGGGTATTTGTAGGTATCTGGTGATGTACCGACCCATCAAAAACAAGGGCTTGCATATTTCGACATACTCGACGATCATCCAGTTCTGCGACCTGACTGCGACCTGGAGACTTCGATATGGAACTCAGCGAACGGAACATCAAAGCGGCCATGCCTGGGGACGTGCTGCGCGACGCCACGATCAAGGGGCTGCACCTACGCGTGACCGCTTCCGGCAAATCCTTCTTGCTCTACTACCGGACCAAGGCCGGGCAGGAGCGCCGTCCCAAGCTGGGCGAATACGGCAGCATCACTTTGGCGCAGGCCCGCAAGGTGGCGCAGGAGTTGTTGACTGAGGTGGCGGCGGGGCGCGACCCGTCTCAGGCCCGCGCCGACGCCAGGGCTGAACCCACGGTGACGGATCTGTGGAGCGAATACTGGAAGCGCCACGCGAGCCGGATCAAAAGCGGCAGCACCTATGCCCGCCAATGGCGGATCCACGTCGAGCCAAGGTTTGGCCGGATGAAAGCGCGTGAAGTGACCTACGCCATGATCGCGGACATGCACGAAGCCATGGTCGAGACGCCCGCTGAAGCCAATCGCGTGTTGGCGTTCTTGTCGGGGATGTTCAACTTTGGCCGTCGGCCGTTGAAGTGGGTCTCAGAGAACCCGGTCGAAGGCGTCAAACGCTACCCCGAAGTCAAGCGCCGGCGCTACATGAAAGGCGAAGAGGCGGCCCGTATTGCGGAAGTGCTGGACGCCAGCGCCAAGGACAGCCCCGAGTCGGTGGCGTTTCTCTACCTACTCATCCTCACAGGGGCGCGCCGTGGCGAGATCGCCAACGCCAAGTGGGAGTGGCTACGCGGCAACGTGATCCATCTGCCGGACTCCAAGACCGGCGAGAAGCAAGTCTATCTGCCACCCGCGGCGCTCGACGTGCTCGACCGACTGCCCCGCACCAGCGGAACCATCACAGGCATTCTGACGCCGCAAAAGCTTTGGGAGCGGGTGCGCCGTGAGGCCGGATGCCCCGATCTGCGCATGCACGATTTGCGGCACTCGTTCGCCTCGGCGGCGCTGTCGGCGGGTCTATCGCTGTCGCAAATCGGCGAGTTGCTGGGTCACGCATCGACCCAGACCACCAAGCGTTACGCCCACCTAGTCGACGAGGTGGCCACAGCCGCAGCCACCGCAACGGCGGATCAGATCCTTGGCCAAATAAAAAAGGCCCGGGAAGAGACCCGAGCCTAATGGTGGCGGCGTGAACGGTATTAAGGTTGGGCCCGGCGCTTGTCGTACACGGACCAGCCAACGCCGGCGGCTGCCGCTGCGCCGCCGATAATGGCGTCAACGGTAGCGCCGTCGACCCCGTAACGTACGGCAAACCCGCCGGCGATGGCGGTGAGGATGTGGCGCACAAGCGCCTGGATGACGATCGCGTTCATGGGTAGCTCTTCCAAGGTAGTTGCCAATGGGGGCCGTCTTTGAAAGAAACCCAACGCCCGCCCCATTCTATAGGCACTTTGAGTTCTTGCGCCGCCGCGTCCATGGCGTCGGCAAGCTTGTGGAAGAGCGGCCAATCCCAACGCACGACACCGCCCACGATTGGGGCTAGATCCACGGCGTGGCCGGTCAGGTGCCGCGAGCGCAGGGTCTTACTGGCCCCGGCCGCAACCAATTCCTTTTGCCGCGCGAGGCTGCGCAACCCTTCGACCACGGTGAAATCGACGCTTGATAGCTCCAGCGCCCGCCGCACCACGGATGCGAGCGCCGGGTGCACACCCTGCAACCGTCGCTCGCTTCGTTCGCTCAGTGTGTTGGCCATGTGATTACCTCAACAGATGGTGTGACCACAGCATCACTGCATGTACGACTGCGCCGCACCTGTCAATTGAATTTCATGTGACTGACGATCCACGAAAAGATTGCCCCCACAGTGCTGGCGCACGTCATGCCCACAAGCAGGCCGCCCGCGGAACGGTTGGCCAGCTTCAGTAACAGCTTAACGTCCTTCTGAAGTTCGGAGACTTGGTCTTCAAGCACCTTGACCTGTCCCATCAGCAACCCGAACTTGATCGGATCAATGTTATCCATGGCTGGCCTGTGAGAGTTGGCGTTAGAGTTCGATGGATGCCGTGTAGCTTGCACCAGAAATCGCGGAGTTGGCTGCCAGGAAACCGCTGGGCGTAGCCGAAAGGCCGCTAATCGTGCCTGTTGTGGGCGTCACGACGACCGTAGGCGTTGCGCGCATAAACACAGGAAACTGGCAACTGTTGTAAGCCCCTGCGTTGAACACCACCGTACCGCCTGCGCCAAAGCAAAAATACCGCTGGCACAGCGCAAGTTCGGTCGAGAACGGCAAAAACTCAAAAGGCGTGGCGACCGTACCGACTTCAAGCTGTACCCCAGTAATGTACACATTGTCGTCTGCGCCTGCCGTTCCTGTTGGGGTGTACGCGATGAGCACTGCCAACTGCGTCACCGTTGAAGGTAATGTCGTGGTGAACGAATAACGCGCCCAAGACGTTGTGATGGCTTGCGTGAAGTTGACGCTGGTGCCACCAGTCCATCCGCCAACAATAGTGATCGACTGATCGGTGCCGGTGCCGTAGTACAACGTGGGTACAAGGTTGGCCCCGCTGAAATTAGCACCGGCCTTGGCGTAGAACGACAGCGTGACGGTCTGCCCTTGCAACGGAATGGAGTTGATTGACTCCAGCGCTTGGCCCATCTGGAGCTGACCCAACTGCGTAGCGCCGCTATTACGCCCCAGCTTCAGCGCTGATTGAAACCCCGTCAGCCCCGCGGCTACTTGGTTGGCCACGCCGTTGGCCGACGTGGGTTGGACGAACGCCCAGCGATCAAGCGAGCCGTACACCCACGATGTCGTCAGTGAGTACGTGGTGGCGCGTTGCACCATCCGCATACTGCCGTTAATGAGCCTGTTGCGAAAAGAAAACGCGCCGCCATCGAAGGCGACCATGCTGTTTGGTACTTGTTGCGTCATTCATCGGCCCTGCCTTTCTGTTAGAGGTTGCCTTCGGAGCCCCGGTTTACGGGTGCGTCGGTGTTAGTTGGAAAGCCTAAACCAGTTCGCAGCGCCACCAGACAAGGCGGACAGACCATTGATTTGAACCGTGACGCACGCCAGGACTTTGGTTATCGCGCCGTAGTTAGGGATGGTGACGGAATTGAAGTTTGTTGCGAGCAAGTTGATGATCGCGCCAGACCGGCTAAGGTTAAAGGTCGGCGTGGCCGTGAACACTGGGACGGTTGACGCCGCGTATCTGCTGTCAACAACTTCGGACGTTTGCTGAAGGAAGTTAGAGATAACGCCTTTGACATCCCAGTACGTCGGACGCCCGAAGCCGTTTACAACACCGCTACCATACGGCGACAGAAACACTTTGCAATCAAACGCGCATTCACCAAACACCAAACCGGCGGCGGTCATCGACTTCAATACCACTGACATATCAAGCACGCATCCGCGGTATGCGACAGATAGCGCGTCCGGAAGCAGTGTCAGTGAAGCAAACGTGAACGTGGTACCACTTAGGTTTGCGGCAAGTGACCGCTCAAGCACAGAACCTCGACTGTCAATCCCAGACTGCTGCGCCGAATTGGAAATTACGTAGTATTGCTCGCGCCTGGAATAATTCCCGTACACATTCAAAATAGGCGATACGGTGACGGCAGAGTTCGCCCAGTTTCCGGTTACTGTGACGGTGCTGTAACTACCGTTAATTTTGACCATGCCAAAATCAACATCGCTACGTTGAGACAACACGTCTTGGGACGAGTTGCCCTGTATGACCCACGTTGATGGATTTGATCCACCAACCGCCACGGTGTCGTAGGTCAAATCGAAATGGCACTTCCTCGTGCCAATGTCACCGTTTATATTGTCTTCCAAATAATTGCCGGAAATTGTTCCGGCAAGGGTGCTAGTTGCGGTAACGAAAACGCCGCCACCCTCATACAGATTGTTTGTCACGCGCAGCGTATTGACTGCATAAACATCAGTGCCGTTTATCGTGATCCCGCCTACGCAGTCCTCGCACTGGTTGCTGTCAAAAACAACGTTGAAAGCGTTTTTCGCCATGATTATGTACTGCGATACCAGCGAAAAAACACAAGATCTGACAAACAACGATTGGATGTAACCGTTTGGAAACCCGGTCTTTGCGCGGCTAGACGTAAAGACCCTGTTTAACCCTTTAAAGTGGCACCGCTCAACAATCAGGTTGTAGATGTGATCGCAGTCAAAAACGCCGTCTGCGGCAGTCCCGATAAAATTTATTCCGCTAACGAAAACCTTGCCAGTGAATGGGTTTGTAGCAAGAGTTTGGTTTGCCGCCCATGACGCGGACGTAAACGGGGCCAGTGTAGCGTCGATCTTTACCGTAGCGCCATCACCCGTGATATAGAAAGCAGTGTCTGCGGCTAAGTTCTGATCAGGAATAGCTACAAAAGACGCGAGTCTGTAGGTTGATCCCGGACCCCCCAGATAGATCGACTTGCCCGCCGCCAAAGCTGCCGTAAAAGCGGGGCCATCATCGGTTACCCCGTCGCCCTTTGCACCGAAATCCATGACGCTTACAATCTCCCGCGCTTTATCGCGTACAGTGCGCGTCACTGCGCCCGTGCCTGCCTGGAGAAACGAAGAGCTGGCGCTGTCGGTGTACCCTTGCGGCAGCCCTTGCATATAGCGCACTTTGATGTTGTTCGTGCCCAATGGCGGCGCGCTCGTAAACGTAAGCGCCGTCCCGCCCGTCCACGTGTAGTCGACCCCCGGACGCTGATCCACGCCACCGATCGAAATGTCCAGGCTGTACAACGCGCCAGGATTGGCGGACAAAGTAAAAACGGTTTGAACGCCGTTGCCGCTGAAAATATCGCAGCCGGACGTGCCATAGGCCACGATGGTGGCGAGTGTGGTGGGGTCGACGTTTTGCAAACCGGACGCGGTCTCATTCCAACCAATCAGCTTATTGCCGGCCGGAGTGGGCAGCGAAGTGGATGCAGTCCCGGCGGGAGTGTTCGGCGAAAGCTGCAGCGCGCGACCAGCCACTTCGCTTATCTGCTGCACTTCCATTGTCAACTGATCAAGCGCCCGTTCATGGCTGGCGGCGGGGAACGGATCGTTCTCGACGTAATGAATGAGCTGGGTCAGCGGGACGTTGCGAAGGACGCTGAGCCGCTGGTCGCTGGTTGGCGCAGTGACGCACGTCACCGTGCCGCCCCCCGACACGCCTGCGCCCGTGACCGTGTAATCGGTGGTCAGCGCCAAGGTCGTCACCACGCCGCTGCTGATCTGTGTCCGAAGTACAGTCAGGTGCGTGTTGTCGAGAAAATAAAACGGCACCGTGAACGCGGTGGTCGTACCGTTACCGGTGTAGTCTGCTCTGGAAGTTGTCGTGCTGACCGTCATGGCGTCCTCTTAATCGGTGCGGTGCTCGGGGTACCGCATTCACTCTGACTGCGTTTTGGGCTGCATACGGCGCTGGAGTTCGGCTGCGATCTCTTGCGCTTTCTGCTGTATCTGTTCCGGCGGCACGGCGGCGTATTTGCCGACGCTCTTGGTCATCTCGAACACCTTGTTCATGACCTGTCGTTGCGCCATATCCGGCATTGTGTCCCACGATGGTTGGTTCACGATGCTGGACAGTATTTCGTGGGCTTTCTTGCCGGCCTTTTCGGCAAAAATATCGCGTTGCTCTGGCGTGAGCTCGATCTTGCCAAGTTTCTTGTCACGGCCAGCGGGCAGCTCGATGCTGTCCGGCGCTTTAGACACGCCAACGCCAAGCCTTGCCGCTTCGGTGCGAACCTTGTCTGTGCTGGGCGTAGCCACGGTGATCGGGCTGACCGCGCCAAGGCGATCCTTGGCTTCGATCTTCTCGCCGTACACGTCGCGCTTGGGGAACAGACCTTCGCGCGCCCCAGGTATGCGGGATTGCACAGCGTCGAGAATGGAATAGATCTCACGCTGATACGGATCCATCATCTGCGCGGTCTGGCCAACAATCGCCGGCACGGTGCTGCCAACCATGTTCTGCACGAATTTCGGGCCAAAGCGTTCCGGATCCGAAATCGCATTGACGAGATTGGTAATGCCCTGAAGAAACGTCTGGTTGGTGATGGCGTTGGCGAAAGCCGTAGCCAAGATTTTGGGGATCTTGTCGCTTTCTTCTTCGCCCGTATGATCCCACACGGTTGCGGCGTCGGCGGCCATGCCAATCAACGTGCCAACCGGCTGGAGGCGTTGGAAACTGTACCAACTGTCACCGATTTTGATGGAATATGGTTGCCAACCACTGGCCATCTGCGTCGCCCGTTTCTTAGGGTCCGGATCGCCTTGCCCGCTAATCCCGCCGGTCAACGCCAGGGAGAACACCGCGGTGCTCACCGCCGTGCCGATCACCATCTCGGCCACCGCTTTGTCTGCTTCGGGTCCGCCCTTGGCGATTGCGTCGCGCCACTCTTTGACGATGGGCGCGGCGGGGGTCAGCCGCATCATCTCCTTGGCCACGTTGGCCGGGGTCTGCACGAACGGCACAGCCCATTCGAGGTGGAGCTTCTTGATCGTCTGCTGAATGGCGCGGCTTTTTTCGCCCAAGGGAGCGTTAAAGGTGAAGCGCACTCCGGCATCGCGGATCTGCTCGGCCATCTTCTCGGTCGGGTTGGCGGCCAGCTCAGCTACGCGCTCGCGAAACTCGCGGGTGGCGGGGTTGTAACCCTCCTTGACTGCTTCGCGAGTGGCCAAAGTGTACGCCTCGCCACGCTCATTGGTGACGCGGAAGAACGCATCCGCTGCGCCCAGCAACCGGAACGGCGTGCGAATGGCTTCGCCCAACGTGCCCTCAATGGCTTTGCGATGCGTCTCCGTTTTGCCGGTCAGCTCGCCGGTTTTCATTACCGCGAACGCAGCCTTGGATCCATCGAGCACGCCGTGGATGTTTCCGGTGATGCGCGCCAAGGGTTCGACAACGGGCATCGCTTCCGGGCTACGACGGATCCCGCCAACAGCTACGGCCACGGCGTCCACCAACGGGCGGGTCGCCATGAATGTGGTGTTGCCCAGGATGTTGGCGACTTGAGTGATCGGGCCGGACACCAATCCCGCTTTCCACGCCTCCACCACCTTTTCCCATGTGGTGGCCCTGGACGCCTGCTCGGCAAATTTGGCCATGCCTTCGGCGGTGCCTAGCTCACCCACCATACGGGCAAGGGTTTCAGGATCTTCGCCGTATCGGGCCAACAGCTCGCCCGCTTCTTTTCCAAGCGCGTTTACGCTGCGCGCCGCTTTGCGCGCATTTAGCGCCCGAGCGATAGCCGCACCGTTGCCTTGGTCGACAGCGTGGAGCATGGCCAGCATTTCGATGGCGGCGACTTGGCGCATTGCCAATTCAGGCGAGGCTTTGCCGCCCGCCGCCCGGATCTCGGACGCCACCTGAGCAAGATCAAACGCGGCTCTCTGCGCCATGGCATGCTGCGCCATGGCTTCGGCCGCCAATTGGCTCATGTCCTTGCCCGCCAACTCTTCCGGCGTGCGATTGCGCAACAGCTCGGCGGCTTTCTCTTGGGTCTGCACCCAAGATTCGGTGCCGCGTTTCGCTTCGATCTCTGCCTGGAAGACTTCCGCGATCTTGGCCTGAACCGCCTTCACGTCTTCCGGGCCCTCCACGTAGCGGTAATTGACGTGGTTTGGCTCCTTACCCGGTGTGATCGCGCCATACGGGTTGGCCATCACATCCGCAATCTTCAGCGGCTGCTCACCAATCGTGTTGCGCAACAGCTCTTCACGGGCCAGGCCTTGGTAGGCGCGGGGGATTTCAGTTTCGGGGAAGAGACTGAGTTGTTCGCCGGGTTTGCCCGCAGCGGCAGCGGCATTCTCAGAAACCCGCTTGATTTGCTCTCTGCTCGCCCGAAGTGCTCGCGCTTCATCGGAAATAATCACCCCGCTATCCACGGGAGAAAGTTTTCCGCCGGCGGCTTCCAAAGCGTCGTAAAGAATGGTCCCTACGCCGCGACGGCGATCCGCCTCTCTGACAAACACATCTATGGGACCGCCGTTCTGCATGTACGTCAGCCTTCCGACTTCTTCGCCGGACGCGTTTTTGGCGATCAAAGACACCGGCTCTCCGTATTCCATACGGACTAAACCGGAAAACGCGTCTGGATTTGCTTCAGAACTGACGGTAATCTTGCCCCCGTCTTTTAAAACAAATTCAGCCGCGGGCGTTCCGGCTCTCAGATCCTCGACGATGGTCGGATCGGCCTTGGCGTCAGCCAGCACTTCCATCGGGGTCTTGCCGGTCTTAGCGTAGATTGCGCCAAGCTTCCTGCTTACCGCGCCAACGCCCTTCAAGCCGCCAAGCAATATCGCCGCGTCCATGAAGTCCTGCGGCTCGGGCATGCGGCCTTCAAGCGCAGCGGGGGCTACCACCAACGTCCCGCCTTCGGCAGTCAACGCCGCAGCCCCGGCGGCTTTAGCGCCCATGCCCGCCGCTTCAGCGCCGACACGGGCCAGCTTGCCCGCTCCAACCGTGGCCGCACCGATCAACGCTTCTTTGCCGGTCTGTTTGAGTACGATGGCCGCGCGGTTCAGAAAATCCGCGCTGCCAGCAATCTCACCCTTGCTGTACGCTTGGACGTAGCTCTCGCGGATAGCGGCAGGTACGGCGAACGCTCCCGCGCCGCCGCCTAACAACGATCCGATAGGCCCCGCCACAGAACCCACAGCGCCGCCGGCAAGCATGCCCGCCAGTGACTCCGGGGTCTCGTGAAACATCTGTGAAGCCGTGGCCGCTGCGCGCTCGTACCACTTGCTGTGTTGCGGATCCAACACAATGTCGGGCAGTTTGCCGCGGTCGATCAGCCCGGGTACTGAGCTCTGATAGCCGGCCTGGATTGCTTCAGGGATACCCGACGCAATCTTCTTTTGCGCCGGATAGACGACAGCGTCCTTCTCCCACGGTTGTGGCTCCGGAGCGCCCGGCGAGACAATCGGATCGTCTTGCCAGCCCATTATCGTTTCACCCTCACGTTACCCTGCGGATCCGTGTAGCTCGCCCCGGATTTGAGTGAATCGTATTCCTTGTACGTCGGAAGCTGCGAAGCCTGCGCGACGACGGCAGCGCCAGCCGCTTGCGACACTGTGTTGCCCGGGAAGAACTTTTTCAACGCGCCCGGTTTGAGAACGTAATCTTTGCTGTCTGGGTCCAGCAATACGCTCGGATCCTTGTTCTGTTTGCGCAACGCTTCGATCTTGGCTTCAAGATCACGGTCAAAACGATACGAAATGTCCGCCATCGTGCCGGGGTTCGCCATTTCCATGGCCTGCAACTCAACGTTCTGTTGCAGCGCACGAGCCACTTGACCACGCGCGCTATTTACGTCCCGGCGGAACCCGTTCGTGCTCGAACTCTTCAGCTCCGTGACTTCACGGTTGAGATAGGCGAATTCATTTGTGCTGATCTTACCGTCGCTGAGCGCTTGGTAGATGGGTTCGTTGTTGTAAATCTTGCCAGGGTCATTGTCGGGAGCGTGGATGCGCAACATCAACTCGCGGACGTTCCCGGGGTTTGTCTTAGCTTCTTGGCCAGCCTGCTTTTCACGCGTGGATTGCGCAAGATACCCAAGCATGTGTTGCTTTTGCGCGGCATTGAGCAACGGGTTGCTGACAATCTCCACCTCGCTGATCTTCCCACCATTCTCCTTGTTCGGATTGACGATGCGCTGCGTGTAGTTGTCCATGGCCGCTTCCGCGGCGGCTTGCTGCTGGTGCTGCTGTTCGATCCGCGAACGCTCGGATTGAGCGTCGTAAGCGCGCTGATAGTGCTCGGCCTGCGTCAATACGCTGAAGTATTTGTCGGCCGGCAGATTGTCGATGAAACCAATCCCGGTCTTTGGTTTCACCCAACCTTGCGAGTCCCCGGCCTGCACAGTGTCGCTGGTGGCGAACTGTTCGGGCAACACGCCTGTGCCAAGCCCCACAGCCACACGCGTAGCGGAGAGATTGGCCGCGTACTGCTTAGTGTTTGGCCCCCATGCTTTGCCGCTCTCGCCGCCGTAATACATCATGTCGACCTTCGACATGTCCCCACCGGCTTTCGTGCGGTAATCTGCAATGAGTTTTGCCGCGGCAAAGATCGACGCAACGGGGTCGTCTCGATTGACGCCAAGGCGCGCAGCCGTTTCAGGCGTCAACTGCATGATGCCGCCAGCATTTTGGCTGCTCTTGGCCTTTGGGTCTAACCCCGACTCGGCCACGCCCCGCATCTTGAGTTCGCGCCAATCCAAGTTGTATAGCCGCGCAGCGTCCTGAAACGCTTTGTCGTACGGGCTCGGCTGCGCCACCCGTTTGGCCACCGTGTCTATGCGGCCCTGATCGTAGGGTTTGACGGTGTCGGCTTTCAAATCCGGCGGTAGTCCGGGCGTAGGAGGCTTTGACACGCCTTCCTGGACTTTGGCCCGGACTTCGCTCGGAACTTGGCCAAGCACCGCGTTGGGGAAACGCCGCGTGAAACCTTGCGCGGCGCTGTATTCGATTTCTTCTTTGATCGAACGGCGAAACGCTTCGCGCGTAGATTCCGGCACTCGGGCAAACCGCCCTTCGGGATCGTTGATGGCGTCCAAGCCCTGCTTGATGAGGCCATCAACTTGCGAGTGATCTTTTGCCGCCACGCTGCTCAGGCTCTTGCTGAGATCCGTGTATTGGTTCTTGGCAAACTCGCCGTTGAGGCGAGACTGAATGCCAATCGCCTCTTGCCCGAACATCGAAGTCATGTCGGCCGATAAGCGCGCGAATGCCTGCTGACCTTGACGCGTCTTGACGGTTTCCGCCATCCCTTCGAATTCTTGCTGCATGGCGCTCATTACACGCGGGACGAACGTATCGTCCCCCGGTTGCGCTTCATTCGCCATGTCAGTGAGCTTTTGTTGCCACGCGGCGCGCTGCTTCGCCATGGTGACGTGAACGTTCGTCACGTCGCTCTGGATTTCGTTTTGCCGCAGCGTCTCCCCCAGGCCGGACACGGCTTGTCCCACATTCGCGCCGAACGCGTTGGGAGTGGCCCTTACGTCAAGGCCGCCCTGCGGTAAGACACCTTCTGTGTATTGACGTACGCCTGCCATATCAGCCAAACCCCGGAATTTTGCCTGCACCGCCGGCCATGTACGCGTTTGCGGCTTGGTCTGCTGCTTGGAAATAGCTGGCCGTGCGCGCAGTCTTGGCGCTCATGGTGTCCATGACCGCGTTCTGTTCCAGCCCAATAGCTTTCAACTTGGCGTTGTACCCAATCGTCAATCTGTCGAGCTCCGCCATGCGCGCGCTGTCAGCCAACACGTCCAACGGCGACCCGGAATCGGATTGCACGCCAGACGCGCCATACGCCGCCAAGCCCGCTCCGACTGCGCGACGGTACGTGCGTTGTTGCGCCTCCATGGCGGCTTGGCCCTGCTGCTGCGCAATTGCTGCGTTCTGACGAGCGATCGAAGCGTTGTACTCCGACGACATCGCGCTCGCTTCGCCGCCCATCAGCGTACCGATAAAACTCATGATCGAATCCTCGCGTAGATCGCGCTGTCGCCGCCATCCATCCGGTGGCCGCGCAACCTCTCCGCCTCAAGTTCGAACCCAAGCATCCGCGCCCATCGGTGCCCCTGTTCGAATTCGCAATCGACTTCGATCTCTAGGCGCTTGAATTTCAGATCGCGGATCAGCCGATTTGCAATCCTGGTGATCCCGACAAAATGCTTGCCTGCGGTCGTTGATATGTACGTCCACAACAACGCCCTGGTGGGGTACAGCGCCAACCAACCAAAACAGACTACAGGCGATCCATCCGCCATGACGGTGAAGGAGCATTCTTTCTCAAGGCTCTCGATGTGTTGGGGCGTCACATAATCGGCGAGGTACGCCTGCGCCGGCTGCGGAACAATTGCCCAGAAATGCTCAGCTTTGTACGGAACCACGTTCATCCGCCGTCCTGTGTATCGAGCTGCGCCACAACCATCAGGACGTTGGAAGGCAACGGATCGCTCTGCGTCCACGACACTTGGCCTTCCAACTCGTAACTGCCGTCCCACGCCCACCGCTTGTCGCCAGTGTACAACGCAACGGGGTTGTCCATGAGGTCTGCGCTGCTGCGCCAGGGTTCCGGGAACGCCGCGCCACTTGTCGACTGGACACTGAGACCAACGGATTGGAAGAACCGAAAGATGGCGCGGTGGATGCGCTTGATCTTGCCTTGCGACGTGCCATCGGCCGCGCCGGCTTCAATCCGCATCGTTTTGCCCGTGCTGCTGTAGCCAAGCCCAATTTGCACTTTGGACGCGCTGCGCTGCAGCGTGATCGCGCCAGCGCCGCTGACAACGCAGGTTGGGTGAACTGAGCCATCCGCCAAAACGCTTACCGTCTGACCCGCAAGCCACGTCAGCCCGCTGACCGTGGTTGTCGCCGCGCCGGAGTACGTCGCGCCACAGTCTACAAAATACGCGTCCGCCTGTACGTCTCCGTCCTCCCAGAACTTCTGCATGAGTTCAACCGTTCGTACAGTTGAACCGTTGATAGATCGTTGGACTGAGAGCCACACAGCATCACGGTCAGTGCCCGGCGATGGAATGACCGCAACGCTTTCGATAATCGGCGAAGCAGTCTGTCCCGCGTCCGAGTAACCGCCCAGCGTGTGTCGATGCCACGCGAGAACTTCTTGATCTTTGTCGTAAGAGACGCCAACAAGTTGCCCATCATTTCTGACAATCCATACGTTAGGGTAGGGAGCCGGTTGACCGGCCATCTGCTTAATTCCGCTCTTGGTCAGGTGCTCAGACACCAACGAAATGTCCGGAGCCTGGAACGTTCCGAGCGTGAATTGGTACGTCATCTCGCGCAGCTTGCGTTTGGTGCGCTGCACGAAAAGCGTGGATTTTCCCATGCGTACCGGCGGCACGTTGGTGCCCCCGTAAGACGTGGTCATCTTGGCGGTGACGTTGGTCGGCGTCACGGCGTTTTGTTGCGTTGATGCGGCGACGACCCATTCGCCACTCGCCGTGCCAGCCAACAGACCCCATTCGTCTGTGACCATCCAATTGACGACGTTGACCTTGGTCGAGTTCAACGAAAACGAAATTGCGTTGCTGTCGACCACCACGCCATCCGCGCCGCTGGGCGCGTAGTTTTCGTAGTCGGAAGTGTTCGATCCGTCGAGGCGGCTTGGGTATTGCGCGCTGCCGGCCCAGATCAATCGGTCTTGATTGAACACCACGCAGCGCGGGTAATTGGCCGTGGCCGACGATCCTTCGACGCCATACCACACTCCCAAGCGCCACACGCTCGACGCCGTGGTGCCGCCAACCGTTGTTTGCCAGGAAACCGTGACGCTGGTCGTGGAAGCTACTGCGGTGATCGACCCCCACGCCCAACTGCTGCCGACTTTGAGCCGCAGCGTGCGGCCGATATCGTTCGACGTGAACCCGGCCCCGCCGTTAATCCCCGTCGTGCTCGACGCCGTAACGGTCGCCGAACCCGTGGTCGCGCTCGACGTGAGCGTCGTCGCCGACGTATTCAGGAGAAGGTACGGGCCATCCAAAAACGAAATTGTGTTGAGCGACCACGACAACGCGCCGGCTCGCTGAAGCTTGCGCGGCTTGTAATTGGGGTGCGCGATGTAGAGAACGTCCGCCGATTGCGTGAACGACAGGTCCCACAGATCCGCCGCGCCGTAGGGCGTGGCCACCTCATAGGGCGTTCCGCCGCTCAGAAGCTGGCCTTCGTTGGTGTAGAAGCGCACATAGCCCGCGCCAAACTCAATCACATAGGCTTGAGTGATCGAGAACTCGAAAGGGATAAGCCGAACGGATTGGCTGCTCTTGGTGTAGGCGACGAACTTCGTGCCAGGGCGTCGGGTCAACCCGCCCTGCGCCGTCGGCACGTAGTTCAGACACGTCGAAAGCGCGTTCTTGTACCGCGCGATGTCAGATCGGCCGTAGGTGAGCGGCGACCATTCCCCGCCGTTGAAGCTGTTCTGGATCCAGGATGAACGAGGCATCAGTACCTCGCAATCCACCACAGATCATCGGGGCCTGCTTCCGGACCGGATTCAAAACCGTTCATGCGACGAGCAAGTCGAACGTCCTCACGGTACTGTTCGACGAGCACCTGCTTTTTCGTGTTCGACTGGGTGAGTTTCTCGCACAGGTCGACCGCAAGCGCGCCGGCAACAACGTTGTAGAACGTGCCATCCCATTGCGTGGGGTCCGTAATATCCGCCAAGTAGCGCACGTACAACGTTGTGTCGTTGTTGGTCAGGATCTTGCGACCCTCGATGCGCCAGTCAAGATTGTAATCCGCGGACCGTAGGACACGAAGACAATCGCTTGGTAACGTGAACTGGTAGTCGTAACCAAAAAGAGGGGCTGTGCTGTCGGGGGCCAACACAGCCCGAGTTATCGCAAAATTCCACGGGTGTTTGCGAATTTCGTCGCGCCGATTGCTGTCATAAGCGACTGAACACGCCCGAGCCTCCGGACTGTTGTCCGAAAGGCTCAGAATCGTGGCGGCTCCAACGCGTTGTAACGCGCTGTTGCAGCAGTCGATGACGGTTTGCGGCATCAGCCAAGACCAACCAAATGCGCGTTAACGCCTGACGGCGCTCCGCCGATGAGAGCGCATCGCACGTCCCCGGCCGGAAGATCGATACCAGTCTGGGAAGCCGGTAAGTTAGTGTATTTCACGACGTTGTTGGTGAATACAGAAACGTCAACCCATTGACCCGACGGCGATTGCACCTGAAGACTCACGGTAGCTCCACTGAGCGAACCATCAAAAAATACAGTGTACTCGCCACCCTTGATTGAAACGGCGGAACCTGTTGCGCTTCCGTTCACCAAAAGCGCATAAATAGAATCGTCTGCGCGACGTGCTGGCATGTCGCGCTCCTCACCAGTTCTTGGCGGCTTTACCGCTGATGTAATCAACCAGTGCTTGCACCGCGATCATCAGTTGCGCCCGGTTCGGAACGTTAGCGTTGGTGTTGATGACAACTTCAACGTCCTTCGACGTGGTGGTTGAGTTTTCAGTCACTCCGTCGGTAACGCCTGCACCGACGTTTATACCAAAATAATACGGCATTGCGCTCTCCTCGTGTGACTAAAGGGCCGAATAGTATCGGCCCTTTAGTTCTATTAGCTTGGCATGCTGTAGTACAGATCAACAACCAAGGTACCGGACGCGGGGAGGGACGCGGTGGCGATGGTTACGAAAACCTGTTCTTCAGCGGCCAATGGCGTCGAGTTGGCCACCTGGGCAGCCGTCCCGAAGTCGGTCGGCGTATCCGTCGCGGTGAACACCGCAGCAGCACGGTATTTACCCGTAGTGCCGGTGATGCCAACCGCAATGGTGGACGTTCCAAGCGACACCGAAGACGTGAGCTTGCCAAAAGCAAACGTCGCGCCCGCTGGCAAGTTACCGATCACGAGCGTATCTGAAGTGGTCTGAGTGGCCAGAGTAAACGAGCCACGCAACCGTTTCAGGCGAGCGCCGTATACGGTGGCTGCGGGTTTGTAGCCGACGGGAACCGAAGTCTGGTTCGCGCTACCGGTCAGATCAGTAGAAAGATAAGCTGGCATTTAGCGTCACTCCTTATTTGCAGTTGATGATGACGCAGCGCTTTTCTTCCAAACGCGCACCGCCAAACGTACCTGTCACGTAAACCTGCCAGGAGTTCCGCTTGTCGGGACGACGATCGACTGACGCCTGCACATCGTTCCACATGCCGAGCGCTAAGCCGGATTTGGCGAATACAGGCACCATCCAGCGCGTGCCAGTCACATATGATCCATCGCTGTCGGCCGAGGTGAGTCCGGGGTTGATAGCGCTGTTGAAGCTGCCGCCACCCGGAATACGCTCCGAACGGATAAAGTTAAAACCCATGAAGCTGGAGATCTTGCCGTCGACCAACACGGGTTTGGTGTTGTAGTCGAGCGACACAGCCTGCGCTTCGTTCAGAAGATCGTCATGCTGTTTTGCGGTGATCACGCAGATCAACTGATCGTTGTCCACGTCAACTTCCGCCTCAAGGAGCTTCCGCTTGGCGGCGCGCAACTTGGCGATGTTCAACCCAGTGGCCGAAGCCGCGCCCGTCGTAGCTGGGACTGACTGGCTGTTGCTGTTGAACGCGTACAAGCTGCTGGTCGACGTGGTGCCGTTCTCGCCAGTGTTGTTGGCGTTGAAGAAACCCGAGATGATCTCGTCATCGATCGCGCGACCCATCGCCCACACACCAGCCATGGTGTAGGGACCGGACGGATCGATCAGCATACGGAGCTTGTCCTGATTGTCGATCAGGTCAGCCCAGTCGTAGTCGTTGGGGTAAATCCAGCGCTTGTCCTGGGGCGTGCTGATCAGCGGGGTATCGCTGTGCCGCGACTGATTGCGGACAGGCGAGACGCTGCCGAACTGCTCGGCCATCGAAGCGGCCTTGCCCTGGAACGAATAGTTCATGACTGCATCGCGCAGTCGCGAGCCCTGCTGCTGCAGGAGCATCGTGATGTTTGTACTGTACTGTTGTACAAACGCCTTATTGACGTTGATGGACACAGTGTCCTCCTACGAATAGTTGACGAAGATCGCTGCGGTTACAGGCCGCAACTCGCCTCGGCTTGTCCTCGTAGGAGGGGCCCTAAAAACGTCTGTGCTGCGCGGGGCCTTAACTTAGGATGTCGACCGGTTTCGGTTTACGTCCGCGTGAAGACTTGTCCGCTATCTCCGCCGGTTGGTTATCCGGCGTCGACGCTTGACAAAAATTGTATAGCAGGCGTGCGATATTCACAACACCATCTGGAGAATAATCCCCGGACGGTCTTGCGATCTGCACGGCCAACTCCAGGCAACCTAGACGTATCTCGGCGTCACCGCTCATCACGAGCCCTCCGGAAACGCGTAGCTGTGCAACTGCGCCATGCGGGTGCGCGCCGTCGAGTCGCCCTTCAGATACTTGTCGGTGAAGTCACGGTCTTGCATGAGCGACTGGATCTGCGCTTTCGCCTGCGCCGGGGTTAGTGCGGATCCAAAACCGGACGGCGAGTCGCTGGTGACCAAACTGTCTTCCCGCATCCCAGCGCCGACACGCTGGAGCAAGTTCATCGTGGCGCGATGCCCCAGAGCGTCAGACAGCTTGTCGATGGTGGCCGCGTCCAGGTTCAACCCACGCGCGCCGGCTTGAGCCTGCGCCAAGTTCTGAGTAAACGCCTGACCCCATTCCGACTTCAGCGCCATGTCCTGCGCCTGGAAATCCGCTTGGCGCTGCGCCTCGGCGGCTTGGGTGCTTTGCTGGACCAGCCCGTTGTACCACCCGGCCAAAGCTTCGCCCTGCGTCTTCGTCAGCCCGAGCTCGTGGAACTTGGCCAACGACGCCTCGTGCACAGCCTTGTCGCCGCCTTGTGGAAGCTCTACCTTGTACCCATCCGGACCCGTGGGGCGGCCAAGGCGATCAAACACCGCGGCCCACTCTTTGGGATCTGCGTCGGCTTTCGGGATGACCACGGCGTTGCCGGCCTTGTCCGCGCCAAGCAGTTTTTCCAAATTGCGGTAGCCGTCCAACACCTGCCGCGGATCGTTCCAGCCTTTGTTTTGAACGTAGCCGATCGTGGTCTCGTCCGCGCCTTCCAACCAACTCGGGGCGGCGACGTTAGCCGGAGCCGCGGGCGGCGTCGTCACCTGTTGCCCGGTTGGCGCGCTTGGCGCAGCGGGAGCCGCTGACAACATTGCGCTGCTGGATGAAACTGCGGACGGGGCTGCGCCTTGCCCACCGTCAGTGGAGGCGATCTGATCTGCCATAGTGGATTACTCCTGGGGAGGGTTTTTGGAAACGACCACGGGCCCGCCGTATGCGCGCCACAGGTCTTCTTCAGACAGGTTGAGGTGCTGCGCGATCCGCAGCCACACCTCTCTCCGCCCTTCAGCCACCGCATGAATACGCGGGTCGGCATGAAACGTGCTCTCACGCGCACGGCAGAACTTGGCCAAATCGGCCAAGACCTTCGCCCCGTGCGGCGTGTCAAACGTTCGTATGTAATCCGTCTGGCGTTCAGCCAGGAATGCGCGAGATTGGTTTGGTTTGTTCATGCGCCGTTAGGTTGTCCGGCATAGGGCGCTGTGCCTTCCGGATTAGCTGCTTTGGCCATTGCGGCCATGCCCGGCAACGCCTGGGTGAGTTGCTGCGCGGCCTGCGCCTGTTGCCGGTTTTGGCGGATCTGCTCGACTTGTTTCGGATCGCGCATGAACCTGAACGGCGCGCCATTGATCTGCATCAGCTCAGGGATGATGGCGTCCGTGTCAAAGAAGTCCATGACGCTGGGGTCTTGGGTCTGAGCGGCGATCTCGGCCGCCCACTGGAACGTGCGCATGGTGCCGGCCGCCTCATCCGAGCGCATCGCACGATTAAGCGGCGCGTCATACTCGACCATGTAGTTCGCCCCAGCTTCCACCAACGCTTGCGGGGGAGGGGGGATCAAACCCTGCCACACCAGCAAATCAAACTCGCGCTCGATCTGCGGACCAATGCTCTCCGACTGGAAGCGACCCATCGTCGGGCTGAGAAGCGCACCCTTTTCCCGGGCGCGTTCGAGCACTTCGGTGGCCGTCATCTGCGGCGTCTGCACCAAGATCTGGAAAAGCGTAACGAGGAAAGCGTCGTTGATGGCGAGCCTCTCGTCGTCCATCAGCTCTTTGCCAATCGCCAGATTGCCAACCGGCAAAGCGTGGACAAGAGCGCGACCATCCGCATTCACGCCGCCGTAGTTGACCGCCCCCGGTTTCAGGCTGAACCCATCCAAGACGCCATCGTCGTGCGCCAACAACACCGGATCCACGGTCCGATGCCCTTGCTTGATGATGGTCTTCTTTTCCTCGTTGAGCACATTGATCGAGGGCAGCACGTTCATCGCCGGGCTGCGGCCGTACAGCTCCCCGGGCGCGGTGACGTAGCGCGCGGTGGAATACGGCATGCAACGATACCCACCCCTGTGCAAGAGGATCTGCGCCTCCCGCAACACGTAGTAACTGGCGTACCGATACCCCTTCGCGTTGACAGCACGCGGGTCGTAGTCGGGATTGGGTTTGACGATGTGGATGATCTGGACTTCGTTTTCAGGCTTGTCCTTGAGCTGACTCGCGTAGCGCTCGCCCATCATCCCGGGCCACTTCTGCTCAATCTGACGCAAGGTCATCTTGAACCGGCGATACACCTTGTCCACCTGACCTTGAAAGTTGGTCGCAAAGAACAACTCGCCAAGGTGGATATTGCGATACCGCAACCCTTTCATCTGAGGACGCAAGGGGTCGCTGTATTCGTCCGTGAACAGACACGACGTGCCAAACGCCCCAATCCCCACATACCCATCATGCTGGTTTGCCTGATATCCGCTGTGAGGGCTGTAGCGGTAGTAAAACATCGCGTCATTGACCTGATCGAACCACAACTGCACATCGCGGCGTTTCATCAGGTTCATGTCGGGATGGCGAAGCTTGTGCCACTTGTTGTTGGCTGGAGTTAGCATCGACTCCATAGCCGCAGCGAATTTCCACAGCGCGGCGTTGGCCGTCACGTCAAACTGCTCTTGATTGCGCTTGACGCCAGGGACCATGTTCCCTTGCTGGTAGAAGCTCGTCGAGTAGTACGGCAGCACTTTAAGCGCCACCTCTTCCCAATGCTTCTCCCAGATCCCGCGCCGGCTTTCGACAGTTTGGAACTCACGTAGAAGCGTCGCGGCCAACGCTTGCCCTTCGTCCCCTTTCGGCGTCTTGTCCTCGCGCTTAGGCGCGGTGGCGAACGGCGACTTCGGGGTCTTAGAGTCTTCGAGCGCGGCGCTTGACGTGGTGGCCATCTATTGCCCTAACAAGATTTTGGACGTGTACTTCTGGTCCTCGGTCGTGCCCGCGCCACCCGTCAACAGCGTCGACGTGCGACCACGTTGAATGCCTGCGGCCGCCGTCTGCGCGGCAGCGTCGAGCTGTTGCTGCTGATCCGTATCCGTCGAACTGACCATGGGCGGGGGCGCTAATTGCGGCGTTTTAGGTGTGTCCGAAATGAGCCCGACAGCTTGCCCCACACCGCGCACGATTTTGCTCATGAAGGACATAGCGTGACCCCATTATGGTGCGATTACCTCAATATAGCATAGTCAATATCGCGAGCCACACGATTTCGCAAGCTGCTGTTGTTACGGGAGTGCTTGGCGTCGACGCGGGCCACGGGTTGTGCAAACGTCAACGCCAACGCCTCGGCGCTGTCTGGTGAGGCCAACCCCCGTGATTTCATGTGGTCCTTGCCCTCCAACTGCAGCTTGTTGCTGCTCGGATGGTAGTTGTATTCGGGGCTGATGAGGTCCGTCACCAGATCGCTGTCGCTCTCGGGAATGGCTCCGGTCATGAGCCAATCCCGCATTCGACCCCATATCTCCACCCGCTTGTTGTAGTAAGTGCTCGCGTCGCTGGCGCTTGCCCCCGCCTGCACTTCGATGACCTTGTACCCCCAAGCTTTCAGGTTATCGACCACGCCGCCGCCGACCCCGTTGCCGTCCACAAAGATGGCGTGCACCTTGTACTTCACGGCCATATCGGCCACGGTTGAGGCCAATTGCACAGTGTCCACACCCTTGAATTTCTGCCACGGGATGGAACGCGCATCGCGCCCCTTGCGAAACGCAATGACGCTTTTGTCTTCCCCAAACCTTGCGACATCCACACCCATCACCAAGGGACTGCCAGGATCCGGGATGACCTCGCGGG